GTTCATCATGTATCGTTACCCTATGTAGTGTTACCGTTGATATGAAACTTATGTTATTTGAACCATGACAATTTAATATGAGCTTTGACTTTGGGAGTCCAGTGAATGGGACTCTCTTTTTTTATATATTTGGCGAGTCGTATTTAGTGCGACAGGGATATATCTTCATGAAGCAGGTGGGGGCGAAGATAATTTTATGTGTGTAGTATTGGCACTGGTTATATAGAGATATGAGACAGGGTGAAACTCCCGTTATATAATTGTGGGTTCGAATCCCACCTATACGCATCATATAGTCCTGTTCTGTCGGTTAGAGGCGTCTCTGATGTTGGGTTACGTTTAAATGTAGTCTAATTAAGCAGAATGGGACTAATTTATAATGAATATATTGTAATGAGGTGACATCTGTGAAGGCAGAAATTTATTGTCAATCATTCAATGGGTTTATAGAAGTAGAAGTAGATAGTAATGAAGAATATTTAAAGATTATTTGTACTGATTGTGATGGAACTGGGGTATTTGAGATTACACCACAAGATAAACAAAAATGCAATAATTGCAAAACATCAGGATTTATTTTAGTTAACCTTATCTAATGGATAGGGTTTTTATTATTTTACAGGGTGATTAACAAAGAGGGTGTGAGAGATGAAAGAAAATTTAACTCCAAAACAAAAAGCATTTGCTGATTTTTATATTAATAGTGGTAATGCGACTGAATCATATTTAAAAGCCTATGGTTGCAAATTAGAAACTGCTGATACTAATGGCACTCGATTGCTCGGAAATGCTAGGGTTAGGCAGTACATTGATTCTAGGATGGAATCTGTAGCTAATGACCGCATTGCATCTGCTGAAGAAGTACTCCAATACCTAACAAGTGTCGTTCGTGGTGAAGTAACCGAGCAAAAAGTAATGTTCAGTAAAGAAGGATCTGAAATCGCTGAATTAGGTGCAAGTGTAAATGATCGGAATAAAGCTGCTGAGTTATTAGGTAAACGATATGCACTGTGGACCGATAAAAAAGAGTTGAGTGGTAATGTTGGTGTGACAATTGTAGATGATTTAGATGATTAAATTATCAAATGTAATTGCTCCATCGTTTCATGACATCCACAAAGACATAAAAAAGGGTAATCACACACATTATTGGTTTAGTGGTGGTCGTGGTAGTACGAAATCATCTTGTATAAGCGTTGAGATCATCTTAGGCATGATGAGGGATGTAAACGCAAATGCAGTCGTGTTAAGGAAAGTAAAGGATACACTAAGAGATTCGGTATATGAACAGCTTGTGTGGGCAATCGAAGCATTAGGTGTTACACAGTATTGGGATATACCTGAAGCGAAGTTAGTGTTAACGTACATTCCTACAGGACAAAAGATTATCTTTCGTGGTGCTGATAAGCCAAAGAAAATCAAATCAATCAAGTTTAGTAAGGGTTACACAAAGTTCATTTGGTATGAAGAATTAGATGAGTTTGCAGGAATGGAAGAAGTACGTATGATTAACCAATCACTAATGCGTGGTGGTACACAGTTTTGTGTGTTTTATTCATACAATCCACCAAAGAGTGCAAATAACTGGGTAAATGCAGAAAGACAATTAACCAGGTCAGATCGTTTAACACACCATTCGAACTATCTAACTGTTCCAAAAGAATGGTTAGGTGACCAATTCTTGATTGAAGCTGAACACCTTAAACTCACTAAACCTAATTCATATGAACATGAGTATTTAGGGAATGTAACGGGTACAGGTGGGGAAGTATTCGATAATGTGAAGATACAACGTATTACGGATGAGGAGATAAAAAGTTTTGAGAATATTAAACGTGGTGCTGACTTCGGTTATGCTATTGATCCATTTTCTTATGTTGTCTGTCATTATGAACGCAAGAAAAAACGATTATATATATTCCATGAACTATACAAAGTTGGATTATCCAATACACAAGCTATAGAACATATTAAAGAGGAAAATAAGAACAATGACTTTCTTATTGCTGATAGTGCTGAACCAAAGTCTATACATGAGTTTAGGCAACATGGGTTGAGGGTTAAAGGTGCTAAGAAAGGTCCAGATAGTGTTGAATATGGCATTAAGTTCTTACAGGACTTAGAAGAAATTATTATAGATGATATACGTTGCCCAGACACTGCTAGAGAGTTCTTAACGTATGAATTGGATAAAGATGCAAATGGTAATTTCAAAGCGAAATTCCCTGATTTAAACAATCATAGTATAGATGCTGTACGCTATGCTTTAAATGATGAGGTTATGAAGCATAAAGAGTTTAAGAAACATGAACATGACCCTGATAACCTAACACCATCCGAGAAACACGACAAGATGGTTAGACAGTTGACAGGAAAGAAACCTCAAATTAAATCTATAACAAAGTGGTGATGTGATGATTCTATTCTTTAGTGGTGTATTCGCTATGGTTGGCTTATCTCTTATCTTAGGTGCAGGGTATATCTTAGGACAAAAGAGTACACCAAAGCCAAACAGGGAACAAACACCAGACGAAGTACACGAATTAGAAGAACAACGAAGGAAACAAAAGGTAATTGCAAAAGATTTCAATAATCTAATGGCATATGATGAAACAATCGCTTATGCACGTAAGAAGGTGAACTAATGGCAGATAAAACAAAAGCCTGGAAACTCTATGAGAGTGGAAAGAAATACAACAATCAATTAAAACCGAACTACTATGATATGGTTGATGCAAACTGGGCTTTCTTTAATGGCGATCAATGGCGTAATGTTGATGCTGAAAATATGCCCAAGCCTGTATTTAATATCATACGCAGGGTTATTACATTCTTAGTAGCTTCATTAACTGCTAGTAAAGCGAAGATTCACTTTGAACCATTAACAGGTACAGAGGGAATAGATCAATTCGATGATAGTCAACTAGCTACTGCACAAGTTAATAACTTGCTAGAGAAGTTCAAAATGGATATTAAGATTAAAGATGTGTTGTTCGATGCAGCCAATACAGGCGATGGAGCAGCACATTTTTATTTTGATTTAAATAAGAAGCCATATGGAAATGTGGTGAACCTGTCAAATGGTCAACAAGTAAGTGATATTAATGGTGAGATTTGTATGGAATTAGTTGATGGTACGAACGTTTACTTTGGTAATGCAAATAGCGTTGATGTTCAATCACAACCATATATCATTATTAGTGGTCGTGATACGGTTAAGAACCTTCAAAAAGAGAAGTTGTATTGGTCTAAGATGAAACAAGTTGAATCTGAAGTACAAGAGGATAACACAACGACTGATGCAGCTGGTGATAGTGGAAAGATTGAAGTAGATGCAGATGGTTATGGTAAGGCACAATGGATCATCATGTATGAAAAGAAAACTGTTATGGTAGATGGTCAAGAAGTTGAGCGTGTATTCGCTTCTAAGAGTACTGAAAAGACTTATATCTATGAAGAACAACAAACAGGCATGAGTAAATACCCTGTAGCATGGATGAACTGGGAACGTAGAAAGAATTCGTATCACGGCATTAGTCAATGTGGAGCGATTCTACCGAACCAAATCTTCATTAATCGTATGTTTGCGATGGTTATGTATCATCTAATGAATACAGCATTCCCTAAAGCAGTGTACAACGCTGATTACCTACCTGAATGGAACAACGAGATTGGTACAGCTGTTCCAATTTACGGTACAGGCATAGATCAAGATATTCGTAAAGTCGCAGGTTACTTACAACCTGGCAATATGAGTGGTCAAATTGTACAAGTTCTCGAATTGGCGATAGAGAAGACAAAGGAAATGTTAGGGATTAACGATACTTCATTAGGTAACGTTAGACCAGATAATACGTCTGCTATTATCGCAGTACAAAAGAGTGCTGCTATTCCTTTGGAAAACCCTAAAGCGAATTTATACCAATGGATTGAAGATATTGGTGAGATATTACTTGATATGATGGGCACTTATTACGGTAGTAGACCATTACCAATGGATGTAAAAGTACCAAAGATTGATCCTAACACTGGTGAAGAACAAGTAAATATTGATGGCTCACCTGTTGAAGAAACACAAAAGCAGATCATCATGTTTGACTTCAGTAAATTGAAAGATACGTGGTTAAATGTTCGTGCAGATGTGGGTGAATCGTCTTATTGGTCAGAGATTGCAGCACAACAAACTCTTACGAATATGTTAGGTCAAGGCTATTTAGATGTTGTTCAGTTCTTAAAACGTGTACCTGATGAGATGATTCCTCAGAAACAGGAGTTAATCCAGGAACTAGAGTTGAAACAACAACAAATGGAAATGCAACAACAACAACAAATGCAGATGCAACAAGAACAACAGATACAGCAACAACAAGTTAATGCCGATCAACAAGCTCAACAAGAGCAAGTGCAAGCAGAACAAAGACAAGAAGAAATTAACTTGAAGCATAGAGAGTTAGATATTAAAGAGAAGCAAGCAAGTAAACAAGATAGTAAGAAGAAATAAGGCGTGTGAACTGACTACCATACCAGTTTATGCGCTTTTTGTTTTGACCTGGATATGTCATTAAACTGTCTAAATTCAAATTATTCCTCAACCATAGGGAAAAGGAGAGTTACGATGTTTGAAAATAACGATTATGAAGCAATTTTACCTGATAACTTTGAAGAACCATCAAACGATATACCAACGGATGATGCAGACACAAATGCAGAAGGTAACGAACAAGTAGAGAGTGAAGAATCTAGCGCGCAAGAAGAAGCTACTCTAACAGAAGAACAACAAGAACAATTATTAAAACTCAAATACAATGGTGAAGAAAAGGAAATTCCTTTATCTGAAGCGACAATATTAGCCCAAAAGGGTATGAACTATGACAAGGTTCAAACACAATTACAAGAATTACAAAACGATCCAGGTCGTGCATTCCTACAGAGTTTAGCAAAAGAAAATGGATTTGATAACGTAAACGACTTTATCAGTGATTTCCAAGCAGCACAGGAACAAGCTCGAATTGATGAACTGATTCAGCAAAACATTCCACCAGAATATGCAAAAGAAATGATTGAGAATCAGAAGTTTCGTCAGCAATTCGAACAACAACAACAACAACGTGAACAAGAACAAAGAGAACAGCAAGAGTATGTAGGCTTAATTGATGCGTTCAGAGAGATTAATGATCGTGATTTTAATCCAAATACAGACAAGTTCCCAGATGAAGTATTTCAAATCGCTCAAGAAAACGGAGTACCTTTGAAATTCGCTTATGAGAGCTTTATGGCTAAACAATTTAAGCAACAACAAGCAATTTATAAACAAAATGAACAAAACTTCAAGCGAAGTGTCGGAACTTCTACAACACAACATGGAAGTGTACAAACTGAATCCTCTGATCCTTTCCTTGATGGTTTTGATTCCTACAAATACTAAGGAGTGATTGACCAATGGCAGTAAATTTAGCGAGTTCTTATGCAAAAAAGGTTGACGAAAGATTTTATTTAACATCACTAACAGAGCAAAGTGTTCACCAGGACTTCTCATGGGAAGGTGTAAACGCAATTAATGTATACTCTATTGCTACAGCAGCAATGGCGAACTACACACGCTCCGGTTCAGCTCGTTATGGTACAGCAGCAGAGTTAGACGACACAGTAGCGAACTACTTACTAACTCGTGACCGTTCATTCACATTCACAATTGATCGTGGAAATCACATTGATTCACAAATGGTTCGTGAGTCTGGTAAAGCGTTAGCTCGCCAATTAAACGAAGTAGTAACACCAGAGATTGATATTTACCGTTTAACGAAGTATGCAGCAACAGCAACTGCAAACGCAGGGGATTCAGCAGTAACAGTTATTACTGCATCTAACGCTTATGCTTCATTATTAGATGGTGGTGTTTACCTAGACAACAACAAAGTACCTCGTACTGGTCGTGTTGCTTATGTTCGCCCATCATTCTACAAATTTATTAAACTAGATCCTTCATTCATGAAGTCATCTGAAATTGCACAACAAAAATTAATCAACGGTCAAGTTGGTGAAGTTGATGGAGTAGCGATTGTAATGGTTCCAGATTCTTACTTACCTGCTAATCGTGAATTTATCTTAGTTCACAAATCAGCAATGGTAGCACCTAAGAAATTACAAGACTACAAAACACATGACAATCCTCCAGGTAAACAAGTAGCATAACCAACGCTATGATGCCTGTTTATACAGTAATGTATATTAAGAATTGGGTGAATTCGGTGAAGGCTAAGTCGAAAGATATGCTAATACCGAGCCAAGCTAACTAGGGATAGTTAGAAGGTGTAACGACTAACTGCATACTACTAGAACAGTAATGAAGCAGACACGAGCGCCCAACATCCTTACAGGATGAAGATATAGTCTGAACTTATAGGAAACTATGAGAAGTAGAGGATAAAGAGCCTTTACGATAACAAAATGATCAATGGTTGGTTAGTTGAAGGTCGTATCTACTATGATGCGTTCGTATTAGATTCTCGTAAAAAAGCAGTATACGCACACAAAAACGCTTAATTGAGAGGAGTATCCCAGTATGATGATTTATAAAAAATACGTTCATGAAAATGGTGAACTATTAGTACAAGATGAAGTGCAAGAAGCAGCTTTAATCAGCGAAGGCTTTAAGTTTAAAGAACTAGTTGATAAAGATGGTAATAAAGTGAACGAAGAAGGTAAAAAGATCAAGTAATTAGTCAAGAAGGGGGAGTGGTAGCAATACTATTCCCCCTTTTTTATTGTATAGGGGGTGCGATATGCCACAGGTATTAGGCACAATAACAGAAGATAGTGGGAGTGTTACAACGAATTATACGGATACAGTCACGAATACTACACAAACGTTTACGTTTTCAGATAAACAAGATGGTATGACCTTTATCAGTAAAGGGAATGCAGTTGTTACATTAACAGTGAATGGAAAAACAAACAACATCCCACCTAACGGATCAATCCGAATCAATGATGTGTTCACTTCATTTGATGTTGTTCGTATTCAGTCAGGTTCTCATTCATTTGAGATTAATTCATTTAAGTTAAAGAATGATGTTCGTGATGTAGAAGGTTTTGCTGAACAATTAAAACAAACTAACCTAACACCAGTTTTAACAAGAGATTTAACTTTAAATGATAGAAGTAATGTAAACCAAACAGGAACTACTAGAATTAGAGTGTATTCACAGTTTCAAAGCCAAGATTTAAGAATTATGTATTCTAATTATTACAATGGTAATGTTTCGAAATTTACACCTAACACTAATAATATAAGTGTTAAAGCAGCTATTGAAATTAACGGTGTGGTTATCCCAATGTACTTCAATGGGAAAAGAACTGTAGTTATCGAAGGTGGAGCGAATGTTTTAAGCGATCCAATCGGTTGTATTATTAACCCTGGAGATGCTGTATACATTAGGACATTCTTTGATGCTGGAGTAGGTGGATATGTCCCGAAGTCTGCTCAACAATTTGGTATCACATTAGGTAACAATGATGGGGTTACGTATGGTTCTGATTTAGTGGATTCTGGAACTATTACAAATACCAATTATGATTACGCTTATATACCAACTGCTATTTTTGGAACAGCAGAAGTTGCTGAATCGTTTTTGTTGGTTGGTGACAGTATCATGCAAGGGATTGATGATAAACCAATGCAATCAATAGGTTTTGCAGCAAGAGCCTTATATAACAAAAAAATACCTTATACCAAAATTGCTATGTCTGGTGAGAGTACAGGTGGATTTTTGGATAGTTTATATCTACGTTCCATCTTTACAAACAATCACAAAAGCGTTCTGATTAATTATGGGCGGAATGATGTTAACGGTAATGTTCCGATAGCAACGATTAAAGCGAATTTAATTAAAATATGGACTTATTATAAGAAAAAAGGTTTAAAGGTTTTTCAATGTACGACACTTCCAAGAACTTCATCAACAGATTTTTGGATAACACTTGAAAACCAAACGGTTCATGCTAATGACACAATAAAAGTGGCATTAAACCAATGGCTTCTTGATACAACTTCTAATGGTGCGAAAGCTCAATCAAATGGTGTGTTAGATGGTGTGTACGATATTGCAAAAGTAGTGGAAGTTAATGGTAAGTGGAAGGCTGCAACAAAAATCTATTCAGGAACTATCCAATCTGCAACTACTAATACCTTAACTGACTCGGCAATACCATTCCCACAACAAGATTTAGATAAAGATGCAGTTGTTGTTATTACAGGTGGTAAAGGAGTAGGGCAAACTGCGCAGGTTAGTTCAAATTGGCCAGCTACGCAAATTACAGTAAAAACAAATTGGGCAACTATACCAGATAATACATCTACCTACGATTTGTATCGAGTTGCAACGAACGATGGAATTCATCCAAGCCCATCACAACACGCAGTAATATCCACTGTAATTTAGGTTATAAAAAACTAAGAATGGGTTGCGAATTAGTAACCCATTTTTTGTAACACAACAAAGAGTAAAGGAGGGTAACAATGAATCTAAAAAAAATCATTGATGAAATCAACAAAGATATAGATGATGATCTAGACAATGACATCTTAACAGGATGGATTAACCGAGCATTAGACGATTTAACACCTTATGCACGATATAAAAAGAAAACAACAATCAATGTCTTGACTGGTGTAACTGATTATACACTGCCATCTGATTTATTAGATGTTGAAATAGTAGGCGAGAACATCCCTAGATTGCCATTGAACGACTTTAATCATGTTGGGTATAAAGTGTTAGGGAACGCTCTTACACTTCAACCAGAGCCAACAGATGACTATACAATGGATGTAATCTACAATGCAACGTTACCATACTTAGTGAATAATGAAGATGTACCTGCAATCCCTTCTAACTTTCATAATTTACTCATTTTATATGTGATCGCTAAGTTTAAATATCAAGATGAAGAATTAGGTTTCCAATCTAACGCTATGCAAGAGTACGAGCGAAAGAAACAAGACTTCATCCGTTATATCAACAGACAGAATCAACCACTTAAAATAAGAGATGTATACAATATGAGGTGGTGTTAATGGCTGAAAAACTATATGGACAATTTAAAGACTTTTCAGCAGGGTTAAATGCAAAGGATGGAGCTTCATTGGCACTAGAACAAGAGTTAATTGAAGTAGAAAATGCAATATTAGGTAGAGGATTCGTACAGAAAAGATGTGGTTACGAACCTTTTTCAGTTGCTCCAACACAAAGTACATTGTTTTTATGGAATCAGTTTGGTAGTAAGAATTGGAGTGATGTGTAATGGCGAATACACCAAATTATAGTTTATATAAACCGAATCGACTAGATAATGTACCAGTTGATACAACTTTATCTGATAACTTCGATAAAATTGATTATCAAATCAAATTAAGATCAGATGAAATTACGAATTTAGATGAGAAGATTGATAATTTAATCATCCAATCTAATTTACCTCTTGTTATCCAGGAAGAAGAAAAGTTTACGATTTCAGTTGAACATACTTATAATTCTTCAACACCTCTTGAATATTGGATAACAACAATTACACCTAAAGATAGTGAAGCTTTAAAAACGTTACTTAAAAAAGATTTCGCTTACTCGACTAGCGAGTTTACAGACACGGCTAAAGAAGCACCATTAGATCATGCGGACCGTGTAAAAGGGTTATTCTCTATTAACGCAAGTGGTTGGGATGCAGGAGCAACCGAAAAGATAGATGGCATTCAAATTAAAGATGGTGTTGTTTATCAAAATATCGCAAACTTCCCAAATTGGTACACATTAGGTGTAAATCGTGATGGTTTAATGAATGTATACCCTAACACAATGACAGGATTAGACCTTTTATCTCAAGGTATTGTGAATACATGGTCATTCAGTATACCAATTATTATGAATGGTATAGAAGTTGATACAAGTATTTATAGTTTGTATTCTTCTTACAATCAGTTATACGCTAGGCAAATTATCGGACAAGTGAATGGAACGAATGAAATTATTGTCTTAACAGTAGATAAGTCTAGTCGTTCACAAGGTATGACATTACCACAAGCAGCAGCCATTTTATTAAGTAAAGGTTGTCGAGTTGCTTATAACCTTGATGGTGGTGGTTCTGCTCAAACGATTTATCAAGGAACTACACTAAACACACCTTCAGATGGAACATTCAGACCAACACCAGATTTATTGTATATCTCAAAGTATGAAAACTATGATTTATACTTAGATGTTCAAAAAGAAGTTTCTGATGCGACAGGTGGGTTCGAAACACTACGAGATAAAATTAATCTATCCCAACGTTTTAAAATGACATTAGATGATGGGACAGTTGAGTACACAAGTAATACTCCGTTAGACTATAACACGATAAAAGGCACGAAGTATTTTAGACATTATGCAGATGTTGCTAATGCAGCCAATGATTTAAACGCTCCTTTTAGTGGTACTGTTGATGTTTACGGAATAAATATACAAAGCTCATATACTTCAGCTTTACAAGTTGTTTGGGATCGACAATCTAAACAAATGGCATTTCGTTTTAATAATTTAGGTACATGGGGAAGTTGGGCTACTTTAAGAGATAAACCAGTTTACACTCCTGCTACAACTCTATTAAACTCATGGGTTAATCTAGGTGGTTCTGACCCTGTTTTACAATATTGTTTAAAAGATGGAATTGTCTATATTAAAGGGGTTGTAAAGGGTGGTGCTGCAAATACAGTTATTACAAACTTACCTGTAGGAATGAGACCACTTACACGTTATGTAAAAACGACTGTAGTTAACAATGGCACTGTAGCACCAGGAAGAATCTTCGTAGATCCTAACGGTGATTTAAAGTCATTAGATGCAGCAAGTGGATACTTATATATCGAAGCATCTTATCCTGCTGAACAATAGGAGGTGGGAATGTGACAACTTGGAACAATGCGTTTAATGTTCGCAATCCGATTTACCAGTTATACGATTACAAACGGAATAACGGAACAATCGAAAATTTATCAGTTAGTTCCCTCCGGTTATATAAAGATGTGTCAGGTGTTCAAACTGTCATTCCAGGATTACCAGGAACACTCACATCGAACGATACGAAGTTTATTACTTACAAGGACAGAAATATCAATGATGCAGTTTTAATTGCAGATGGTGGTAATTTAAAGGTTTATAACGGTACTTCATTAAGTGTTGTTACACCACATACACCAACAACAGATGAAACAACGAATCCTGGACTAAATGACTTAGGAAATTTAACAAACTTTCGTACAATGGCTATCAAAAAAGATCGTATATTTGTTGCAGCACACCCTACAGTGAAAAATAGGGTGCATTTTTCGTATTTCGATCCATATTTAGGGTATGCAGTATACGATTATTTCCCTGCTATTTACTTCTTTGATGTGGCCACAGAAGATAATGATGAAATTGTGGAATTAAAAGTGTTTCGTAACCAGTTAATCATCTTCTGTAAAAAAAGTGTATGGGCATTAAAAGGTGATGGGGCATCATTAGGTGATTTAGAGTTAGTGAAACTGAATGTACCAAAAGGGTGTATCTCTCGTAATTCAGTCCAGGAAGTAGGAAATAACTTATTTTTCTTAGGTGATGACCATGTTTATAGCTTATTCGCAACAGAACAGGAATATATATCTGCTCAAATTATGAGTGATAAGATATTACCAGTTTTAAAGTCTGTAGGATTAACAGATAAAGCAAAAGCGACTTCTATCTTTTATGATAACAAATACTATCTAAGCTTCCCTAGTGGCTTAACACTTGTTTACGATGTCACTTTAGAATCTTGGACTAGATTCACTAATATTAAAGCAAACTCCTTTCTTGTACGAGATAACTTATTGTACTTCTCGAGCAATGATGGGGTTATTTATCGTTTCAATGAAAATGTATTCTCTGATAATGGTGATGTCATTACATTTAAAATGAAAACGAAAATATTCGACTTTGATTATCCTGTCCACAGAAAGAAATTCCGTAAATCATGGGTAATCACCAAACAATGGGCAAACTTCGCATCTAATTTTGATTTAAATATCATTGTGGACCAATTTGAAATGAAGAACATTTCAGGGTTAACAGGAGAAGTTAGAAGTGGTGGGTCTGGTATTTGGGATGTTAGTACATGGGATGATGCGAATTGGGATTTCTCTGAAACCGTACAAAATGAATTAAAAATAGGTAGAAAAGGTAAGGATATTCAATTTCAAATCAGTAATGAAAATATTAACGAGCCTTTAACGATTTATGGGTTTGTGATGGAATATCAAATTAAGAAACCGTAAGAGGTGATTAGATGTCTTGGCAAAGACGATACGATTTTCAATCAGGCACACGAATTAGTTCGAATCAAGTAGATGAAGAATTCGATCAATTAATAGCAGCAGTAAACCAAATTCAATCTGATGATGTATCAAAAGATATAGATTTAAGAAGTAAAGCGCAAATGACGAAACTTACAACCGATCTCGGTACTCCTAAACTGTCAATATCAGATACTTCTAAAGACTTATTAAATGAGTTAATCAATTTAGGAGTAGGCTTACACACATTCTATTGCATTGCAGGAGCGAAAAATAACCCAACAGTAGGTAAACCATTAAGAGGTGTATTCCATCAAACAGGTACAGGTTTTGGATGGATTTACGCACAAGATTCGAATGGTGATACTTATAAGAATTATTTAGATAATAGCACCTGGAAAGGTTGGAAAGGTAGCCAAACTGTTTTATGGTCTGGTGCTTATTATTTAAAGGCTGACCAAACGATTACACCTACAAAAAAACTTTCCCAATGCAATAATGGGTGGATCTTAGTTTTCTCTGACTTTGACACACCTAGTACAACAAATGATTATGATTTCACTTACATTTACATCCCGAAATTTATAGCAGCGAATCATAATGCAGCGAATCATTTGTGGGCAGTACCACAAAGCCCTGCAAATATTATCGTGAAGCGTGGGAATGTGTATGACGATAAAATCGTAGGACATGATGATAACACTGTAGGGAACGGAACAGATGTAGTTTTACGTTACGTTTTAGAATGGTAGGAGGGATAAGATGGCAGGGTTTTCATATAATTACACACCAATAAACTATGATACTGCGCAGAAACAAGCATTACAGCAGTTAGATCCGTTGTATCAACAAGGGATTAAATCAATTAAACAACAACAATACCAAAACAATGTACAATCTGGTCAAGTTGCAGCAGCACGAGGGTTAGGTCATTCAGGTTTGGCAGCCGATTCATTAAATAAGATTGCAATCGCAGCCGCAGGAGATGCAGCAAATTTAAACGCTCAACGTATGACGCAAGCCAATACAATGGCACAACAATTAGTCGATAACGACAAGCAATATGATTTATCAAGACGCTCTCAAATGTTCAATGAATACGCTTCTAATCGTGATTATAACTATGGTGTAGGTCGTGATAAAGTCGCTGATTCTCAATGGAATAAACAATACAACAGAGGTGTATACGAATCAGATCGAAGCTACAACTATCAAGTTGGTCGAGATAAAGTAGCAGATTCATGGAAACAGAAAGAATGGAGTCAGATGTCACCTGCTGAAAAGCAACAAATGGCACTTCAATACTCTTATAGCCAAAAATTAAAGGGGTCTAGTGGTGGACCAGGTAGAGGGCGAAAAGGTTCACCAGGTAGAAAAGGTAGCCCGTATGGACCAGGTGGTGTAACTAAAAATAATCCTGCTTTAGATATTGATCCTAGATTATTAGAGGAATACATTAAAGCGGAACAACAAAGACACCAACATGATGCAACTGTACCTTTCGGTTATGCGGGTAGTGCAAATAATTCTAATCCATATGACAACAAAATGAAACGTATGGGTTCATATTAAAGAGGTGATTTGATGGGTTGGGAAAAAGATTTATATGGTACTGTCTACAAATCGCAAAAAACTAAAGATGCTGCTGCTAAACGCAAAGCAACGAATGACGCTAAAAAGCAAAGAGAAGCAGATGCTTATGATCGCGCTTTTACTTCAGGTGTTCAATCTTATGCTAAACAAAATAATATGACATATAGCCAAGATATGAAAGACGCTATGGCTACTTATTACAATACGAAAGAGAATCATGAAAAATTTGTACAAGATAGCGTAAATGAAAGCAAAAGAAGGAATAAAGCTGAATTAAAATCTTATGCTTCATTTGCTGCTAATCCTGATAATCAGTCTAAAATAGATGAATACAACCAAGCTAAAAAGAAGATGGGTATGCAACCTGATAACATGGTTACCCAAAAGAAATATGACCAAATGTTTGGTTATGATACCAAAAAAGGTGTAGATAATGGGATGTTTAACCGTTATCAAGAGTATAAAACATCAAAAGATTTAAAAGTGAATCACAATGACAAGACTACCCAAAAGGGTGGTCTTTCTTTTGGTAAAACACTAGATAAATTTGTAAGTAAAGGATTATCTGGTGCAAATAATTTTGTAGATGAATACGCACCTGGCGTTAAGAAAGATATTAAAAGTATTATTAAAAGTAAACCAGGTCAAACAGTCGTAAAAGGTCTAGACACATTAGATCGCTACACAACAGGTATTATGCGTAATATAGCAGATACTAATATCAAAGACCTAAACGAAACACAAAAATACATTGATGAACAAAAGAAAAAAGGGAAAAAGTTAAGTCTTTTCCCTAACTCTAAAAATGAGTACAGTCTAAAAACCCAATCAGTAGAGGATTTAAAAAAGTTTGTTAAAAAAGAAGCGACTGACTCAATTGATAATAAGCGTAGAGCAGATTTAGTTGATGTAAACAAAAACGCAGGTATTTCAACTGGTAGTAAATACGGAGATAAAGCCCTTGCTTTTATCCAAGAGAATACTTTAGATCCTACTAATATCGTAGGTGCAGGATTAGTGAAAACAGGGTTAAAAGCCTTAAAAGGTGTATCAAAAGCAGGTAAAGTTGTTGAAGAAGCCGACTTAATTAAAAATGTAGCTGAAAACGGTGTTAAAAAATCTGATGCTAAAAAGGTTTTAGAAGCAGTTAATAAGATAGCAGAAAAGAATAAAGCTAATGAACTTCCTAATATTAATACACTACCTAAAAATTATGAAGGGTTATATCTAATTAAAGATGAATACCCAATGCAAACTAAGATTGAGTTACAAAAGGCAAATGAAGCGATTAAAAAAGGTGACATTCAACCGAACAAAGTAGAAGATACAATCGAGGATATTAAAGCTGCACAAAACACAGCATTAACAGATCGTCAAAGAAACCTACAAAACATTAAATTACCTAATGGTAAAATCGAAGTACAACCAACTATTAAGAAGTCATTAGCTGATTTAATGGGTAAAAAAGAAAAAGCGATCAATCCAAAAGATTTAGAAGCAGAAAAACAACAACTTGAATTAATTCACCAGGCAGACAAAGAACAATTTGCTAAACAAAATAGTGATGTCATTCAAGGTATTTCTGAAACACGACAAAAAGCGTTATCTGATTTAAGTAAACAGGAAATGGAATGGGAAGGACATCAGGCAGCAACTAAACAATATGATGATATTATGAAAAAAGTTGGCGGTCGATTAAACATTCCAAAAGATAACCATGCAGACTTTGCCACTCAACTAGGAAAACATATGTATTCTGCTAAAGGTAAGGGGAAAGGCGACGATATCTATAAAGTTGCTGAAGATTTAGGGTTTAACAATCCTGACGAACTGATCCAATCTTTAAATAACGGTTATGCTTCAAAACAAATTGTCAAAGCAGGAAGAAATAAATTTGTTACAACAAAGGATTTAGGTGATCCAGATCCTCAAACTATTTTAGATGAAATGCACAGCCAAACAGAATCATCAAGGCAGATCCAAAAAGATATTTCTAATTTAAGTCAATTACCAATTAAACAAGAGTTAGCTAAAACTAATCAATCGAACAAATTATTAAACTATCTTTCTAATCAAAAAAAATCTACTGCTCTAAAAGAAGCTGTTCAGCAAGCTAGAAAGACTGGTAATACAAAAGGTTTGGTTAAGCATGCAGACGATATTATAAAAGATTTAGAGTCTAAAGGTGTAGATGATGAAGAAATTAACACTTTAAAAGAAGAATTAAAAGGACTTAAATTAAATCTTCAAACATTCGCTGGAAAACCTGAAGAATTAGAAAAACTCTTAAATAGGGTAGAAACAGTTAATAAAAGAATCGGTGATCGGGTAAAGAATGGATATTTCCCTAACAAAATCAAACAAGATCAATTGAAATTTGAACATGGCGAAATCGCTTCACCTAACACTGACAAAGCAATTACATCTGTTAATGATGCGTACACACCAGAAATACAAAATGAACAAGTAATGAATTTTGAAACTGGTCAAGTTGAGCCTAAAAAATTAACTCAATCAGAAGAATTTAAAGCACGTTCAGAAAATATTGTTAATGACTTCAGCGACAGTTTTAAAAATCCAGGTAGTTTTTCTTTATACAGAGAAACACCAGAACGTAACTTTGATAAAATATTCCCTGAAAACGCTCAAGAAATGAAGGATGCTTATTTAGAACCTACGAAGAAAGCTGAAACAGAGCGAATTAACTTCAAGAATAACATCAATGAACAAGTGAAAAAAATGTACAAGGATTTAAAAATCAGTAAAAAAGATGATGAATTAATTCAGGAGTATGGTGAAGGTAAAATTTCACTAGATGAATTAAAGAGTCGTACTGATAATTGGAAGAATGTAGAGCCTGCTGTTACATGGTACAGAAATTTATACGATCAAACATTAGAACAGATAAATAGTTCTTTAGTTAGGAATGATTACAACCCTATTCCAAAAAGAAAGGATTATTTCCCTCACTACAATAAAAAAGGTGGTTTGTTAAAAGATATATTCGGTATCGACAAAACAGATCATGGTTTACCTACTGATATTAACGGTTTGACAGACCAATTCAGACCAGGAAAAACGTACTTTACTGCTGCTCAAAGACGAACAGGAGATAAAACAGCATACGGTGCATTAGAAGGGTTATCTAATTACATTGAAGGTGCTAGTAATCTGATTTACCATACAGACAATATTAAAAACATTCGTTCATTAGAAGATGCTATTCGTGAGAAATTCGGTTCTTCTGATGCTATGGATAATGTTGCAGCTTACTTACGTAACTACGGTGACCAAATGGCTGGTAAAAAAGGTAGGTTGGATCGTGGTGCTGAAGAATTATTCGGAAGAACAATGTATAACACTGCTAAAACGTTACAATCTAACATCGGAAAAGCAATGGTTGGTGGGAATGTCAATTCTGCTTTATCTGGTTTAATCCCTATTACAACAGCAGCAGCTACGACAAGTAAGAAAGCATTAGCACAAGGATTAAAAGATACAATTGCAGCAGTCGTTAAAGATGATGGATTTAAAACACCTTTCATGATTCGTCGTATGGGTGCAGATCCTCTATATATGAACAAATGGGAAAAAGCATCTGACAAAGCTTTCTGGATGATGAAACAAGTAGATAACTTTGCTACTAACTTTATTGTTCGCTCAAAATACAGAGAGTTAATTAATAAAGGTTCATCACACGAAGCAGCAGTAAAAGGTGCTGATAACTACGCAGCAAAAGTAATGGCTGACCGTTCGAAAGGTCAACAACCTTTGTTATTCAATCAACGTACATTAGGACCAATCACACAGTTCCAATTAGAGGTTAATAACCAATTAAGCCATATAATAAAGGATATTCCTGAAATGGCTGGTGAAAATGCTAAAAGTAGAAAAGGTAAAATCCTTAGAACTTCAGCGATTTACGGACAATTAGCGTTATACGGTTGGTTATACAACAATCTAAGTCAAAAAGTAACTGGTAGAAGAACTGCTTTTGATCCAATTAAGTATGCTCAACAATTCCACGAAGGAAATAGCATTGAAGGTTCTAAAGGGATTCTAGGACAAATTCCTGGAACTGGAATGGTAGTGGATGGTAGAACACCAGTAAGTGCAACATTACCAGATGTACCAGGTGCTATTCAACGTGTTCAACAATCAGAAGGTGGATTAAGTGATGTTTTAAAAGAAGTAGGTAAAGCAGGGTTACAAGGCGCTCCTTATTTAGCAGGTGTACCCGGATATGGTCAAGCTAAAAAGAGTTATGAAGGGATTAAAGCGACTGATAAAAAAGGTTCTTATACAGATAGTGGTATGTTGCGTTACCCAATTGAAGTAAACCCTTTAAAAGCTGCTCAATTAGGTATATTCGGTCAGTATTCACCTAAAGAAGCTCAAAAATACTTTGATGAAGGTAGAAAACCATTAAGTGGTAAGCGTACTGCTAAAGTCGATTCAGCACAAGATAGACAAAAGGCTTATATAGATGTTTTGATCGACAGTGCAAACGCTAAAATCAAACGTAATAAAGGAAATGCAGAAAAGTTAAAAAAATTAAATGCTGATTTAAAACAACTTAAACAAGAGAAAAAACAATTATAAAGTGTTTTATTTTGGGTATATGTCATATAATGGTAAATAAACGCTAAAACAGGAGTGGTTATGTTGGAGTGGGTAGAAGCTATCCTTTATATGATTGGTAAATACTTTGTATTAATTGCTTTAATTCCTATTGTTTTAATTATTGGTTCATTAATTATTTATCCTTTTGAAACAATTAATGAGAAAATCTTTAAAAAAGTTGATGATCCAAATGGAAACAAAATTACTCAATGGTTGCTAGTAATTGCTTCACTTGTAGTAACAGCAATACCAATTATTATAGTGATTTATTTATTTTAGAGCTGACTCTTTCGAGTTGGCTCTTTTATTTTGACTAAAAAGGAGTGGAACAATGGATATCATTTCATTATTACCAAAACTAATACAAACGGCTTTAGTGTTTTATTTCTTAGTAAAAATTTTAGATTTCATCACAGGGTTATTAAAAACCTGGAAAGGTGTTTCTCCATATAAATCAAGACTTATGAGGGATGGAATTATTCGATGGATCGGTGAACTAGTCGGAATTGTTTTTGTACTAGCACTCGATATTGTACTAGGGCTTAACTTTTACTTAACAGGCTTTACATTAGCTTTATTCATCTATAAAGAAGGTGGAAGTATTGTGGAGAATTTAAGAGCAGTTGGTGTTGTACTTCCTTCGCAAGTAGAGGACAAATTAAAATCATTTGATAAAGGAGAGGTTACAAATGACAACATGGAAAAATGACTTTGTTATTAAAAATAAGTTTTCTAGACCAGGACTTTTATTAAAAGGTGTTAAAAAGATCGTTTTACATTGGACTGCTACACCAGGGGCTACAGATGAAAGAGAAAAACTATTCTTTGATGGTGTTGATGGTGGTGGTGGTCGTTACGCTTCAGCCCACTTATTTGTAGATAGTGACAGTGCTACTTGTATGATTCCGTTAAATGAAGTAGCTTATCATGCTAATGATGTATATGAAAGAAATAAAGATGGTTCAGCTTATAGAGGTGTTAAAGAAATTGCGCCTAATGCGAACTATTATTCAATCGGTATTGAAATGTGCGTTGAAAAAGATGGTACAATCTCATCTGAAACAATCAAAAGAACAGTAGATGTTGCTGCTGAACTTTGTAATATGTATAAATTAACTGAAAATGACATTGTAAGACACTATGATGTTACACATAAACCATGCCCTGCTCCATTTATAGGTGATGGTTCAGTGAAATTCGAGGACTTCAAAAAACAAGTAGGATTGATCTTGAATCCACCTGTTAAAGAAGAAGTAAAACCTGTTGCAACTAAACCAGTTGAAAAACCTGTAGTTAAACCAAAATCTCCTGTTTATCCTGGAGATATTTTAAACGTAGGTTCAAGAGGAAATAGCGTTAAATTAGTTCAAGCAAAAGTTGGAGTTAAAGCAGATGGAATTTTTGGACCAATGACAGAAAAAGCAGTTAAGATCTTCCAGAAGAAAAATGGTTTATCAGCAGATGGGAAAGTTGGTCCTAAAACATGGGCTAAACTATTCTAAATGAAAATCCCTCCTTTAATTAGGAGGGTTCTTTTTTTATGTGTGTAATTGTCTAATCAACTCATTACCATCTATTAAGGTAATATTCGTCTTATTCGCATACTCTAACGCATCTTTCGTGAATCCAGATGAAGTAATGAAATATCCTCGTTTCACACGATCTGCAAGCATAGCTCCATTTAATTTCTGTATAGCCGGCCGGCCAACATTCCCTTTCCAATGTTTCACTTCTACATAAATCTTTTCTTTTCCATCATAAGCAATAATATCTTTTCCCCCATCTTTACTTGCTTTTGTCACCTGGGTTTTAAATTCTCTTGTTATTTGCAAAAATGCAGCTACATAAAATTCAAAATCCCTTGGAGTCATATTGTAAAAACGTTGTCTTTCTTTAAATACTTTTAATTGATTCCATTCTAATTTTCTTTCTTTCACTAAATACTTATTATTTATCTTAATAACGATTATTCCGAATAAAAGGAAACCGATTATTGTATATGCTGCTAACATCTCCATAAGATCACCTCAAATGAAGTATTCCCCTATTCCTCATCAAAATACCATATATCTTCTACTTTTAAATCCAATTTCCGAGAAATCTTCATAGCTACTTGTAAAGTTGGTGTTCTTTCTTCTTTGATAATTAGCGTTAATGTCGCATGAGTAATACCTACTTTTTTAGCGAATTCACCTTTTTTTATCTTTCTTTCTGCAAGGATCATTCTTAATTTATTCTTCATTTTCATCACCTAACAATAACTTTCTATATAAAAACTGATTGTCCTGTTAAAAAAATAAAACGGTACGTGCAATATTAGGCTGATACCTACATACGATTAATTAAACGACAAATAAAACGAATTCACTCAAGACTTCGCAAGCGTTCTGACAAATTGAGAGGAGTGAAGGTATGAGAGGTTATTATGGAATGTTATATCAAACACCTTACTTATACAGTTCTGGTGCATTAGAAAGATACTTTAAACACGCTCAAGACGAGGATGAAGTTAAAGCAATCCAACACCATATGCAAAGACATGAAGTGTATGATGATCCATCTTATGAAGGGTTTATGAAAGTAACTAAGCTGATTCAGAAAGATCAGTTTCAGGAATATGAAACAGATTGGGATGAATTAGAAACAATGTTTACACCTTATGTCCAGTGGGATGGAACAGTCAGATTAAGACCAAATCGCTATGCAGGGAAAAATGCTTTGATTGAAAGTGAGGAGTTTTGATGGACCATTTAAAACAAACAATTGAGTATATGCAGAAAGTGAAAATGGTTTTTAAAGATCATCATGATTGTTTAGGACTAAGTGAAGAAGAATCAGAGGATTTATATAATTCAAGCTCATTTAGCACAGTTGAAAAATGGTTAATCAAACAAGGGTACGACATAGAAGGGTATGGTGAGTGATGAAAACTGAAACAATTCCTTTTCGTGAATTTATGGATGGATCATGGAAGAAACCTAAAGCTGCAAATTTACTTCCTGCTTTTGCTTTTGTACCAAATGAGCCTACAACTTTCCTGGTAACCATGGTTGGCATAGGTCTAGTTGTCTTAATCGCTGAACATTGTTTACAAGATACTGATTACGCTGACAAGATCCGTATATTTAGAACTCGATATGTTAAATATGTATTCCCTGCAAGTGTCGTGGCTACTGGTGCTTATGTATTCGTTAAGATCGTAAATATCTTAATTTAATCTATTCGTTTTACCTATTCGATTTTAATTTCCTGAGGTGTATAGCTATCACGAATATTGCTTTTATTGATACATTAACATTAATTCTATTTACTAACTATTCGTTTGTTGGGTAGCTATCCTTATAGGATATATAAGGAGTGATTATTATTTTATTTACTTCTATTGTTTCCTCATCTATTGTTGTTGGTCTGGGTGCTTCAGTTGGGTTGATAAAACCTAAATCAAATGATAAGAAAACGATTAAGCGATTATTCGAAATAGCAAAGCTTTGTGTAAAAGAAAAAGACATCATTAAATATCCAACATTCAAAAAGTCTGTACCAAATGTGAACCATATATCTTATTTCTATAGACTACCTTTAGGGATTCCATCTAAATTAATTATTGATTTCCAAGAGATTTTATCAGAAGGATTAAATAAACCTGTAGTGATTGACTTTACGAATTATCAACTTGAAGTAAAAGTATTTCACAATGAATTGATTAAAGATTATAAATGGAACAAAAATGTATTAAAACCTAATTCTTATGAGGTGTTTATTGGTAAGTCATTAACTGAAGATATTTATCATGATTTTGATTCAAGTCCTCACATCGTTATTGGTGGTGGTACTGGATATGGGAAAACAGTACTACTCAAATTAATCTTCACTGAATTAATTTTACAAAATCCAGATGATATTGAGTTTTACATTATTGATTTGAAAGAACAATTAGAATTTTTTAGATACAAAAACCTTAAACAAGTAAAAGATATTGCAGGTAATCCTGGTGAAGTATTTGAATTATTAACTGGATTAGTTACAGATATGTTTAAAACGATTGATAAATTGAAAACAAATGGCTTTGAAACAAACATTAAAGATGTAAGTAGAAAAAGAAAATTTATTATTGTCGATGAAGCAGCAGAACTCGCACCTCATGGAGAGCCAAAAATGAAAAGGTTATTATTTGAGTGTCAATTTATGTTAAGTGAAATAGCAAGGTTAGGTCGTGCAGTTGGATATAGATTAATTTTCGCCACTCAATACCCAACTAGCGACACATTACCAAGACAAATCAAACAAAACGCTGACTGTCGAATCGGTTTAAGATTACCAACTTATACAGGTAGCGAAGTTGTAATTGATGAAAAAGGATTAGAAAAGTTGCCTTATAAATTACCTGGTAGAGCGATCATGAAAACAGATAAGAAAACAGAACTACAGATACCAAACATAAAAGACAGTACCGTTTGGGAGGTTTTAAAGGGTTATGAAGAAGAAAAACGGAGAGAGAATAGAACAAATACTACAAAGTCTAAAAACACTGAAATTCGCAACGAGAAGGCAGTTACAAGGGATTCACAGTCTAGGGGGGATAAGAAACGCTCAAAGACTACTGAAAAGCCTAGTGGAGATGGAATTATTATCAGTGACTAAATGGGGGAATGAACACGTTTATTATTTATCTAAAAATGGTGCTTCTTATGTTGGTACTAATCCAATGAAGAAAAGTATTCAAATAGATCATCACTTATTAAGAAATGAAGCGTGGATGATGAGTGGACTTCCAAAATGGGATATAGAAAAACCAATTATTTTTTCAAAAGATGGAGAAAAGAAACAGATTATACCAGATGCAAGATATAAAACAGATACGCTTAATTGTATTGAAATTGATCGTAAGCAGAGCATGGTTCGAAATAGAAAGAAAATGGAGTTATACGGAAAATTAAATGAGTTATTTCAAATTAAAAACAATAAAAAAATTATCCTTAAAATCTTTACTACATTGAATTCAAGGAAAATCCTATTTGAGAACTTAGCAGGGGAACAAGGTTTAGTATGTGAAGTTTATGTAATTGAAGATGTATAGGAGGTTATTATGAATTATCAATCTGAAATCATTAAAAAGAATCCTGTTATGGTAAACGGTCAATTTGGAGTGTATTCATATGTTGCGAAACTAAACAAACAGAAAAGAACAGGAGTTGCAGCGAGTAAAGTTGTTCAATTAAAAATTTTATGTGGTGGTGAAACATTAGTACATTATGACAATGGTTGGGTGAAAGGTGATCGGTATTTTAGTTTGTATCAACCGTTAGTCGAACATTTAAACAAATTAAAAATGAAATAGGAGGGTTATTATGTTATCTGAAGAAAGAACAGCTTGTTTATCTATACTAAATATGGATTTTAAAAAAGGTGATGAATTAAAATTTAGATTGTACGATGGAGAAATAATTGAAGGTCGATTCTTCCGTTACATTTACAAAGGCTTTGTCGTTAAGGATAAAGGTGAGTTTAAAAGAGTAAGATGTTTAGATGTTGAATACTTTATAGTCTAGTTATGTCTATTAAGAAGTATAAATTGTCATGATTAGTAATAAGCCAAACAAAAAAGGGCATCAAATAAACTTGATGTCCTTAACTTCGTAACTATATTTATATTGAACTCCATGTCTTTCAACAATAAAAGATCCTATTATCATACTAACTAATGTTTTCTTCTCGTATTCTGTTAAACTTGACCAGTTCTCTTTAATGTTTAATAATAGTTCTTGTATATCTTTTTTTGAATGTGATTGAGATGGAACTATGTTTTGTAGTTTCTGCTGAATCACTTTTTCTTTTTCATTTTCCTCTTTCATTAACTCGGTGTATTCTTCATCATTCATCATATCGTTTGCCCATGCGTATGACCATTTTTTCCTACGTTTCGCAATTGTTTTTAATTCTTGTTCTAAATCCCCTGTTTCATCTTCTTGTTCTTCTATTGAAGTGTCAACCTCATCTAAACCTACTTCTGCTTCTATTTTAGTTAATTCTTTTAAGAAAGCTTCTTCTAATACATCAATCGGAATATTAACATTACAAACCTTTATACTTCTTCCTTTACATCTGTAACTTTTGTATATTTTACCTCTTGTAGTTGTTTTAGAACCAATTAACGGTCTACCACAGCTACAAGTAGCAATTCCAGAAAAAACATAATCACTAGCTGCTGCTCTTGGGTGCTTTAATGATCTTATTTTCATGTGTGTTTGTACTTGTTCAAATATTTCTTCACTAACAATAGGTGGGACTGAATCCTCTACTTCAAAGTAGTTAGATGTATTCCTTCCCCAACGTAACGAACCTTTATAAAGTGGGTTTTTTAAGATTTGATATATCTGTACATCTGACCACTTTGCACCAGGAGTACCAATTAAATCATTTGCTATTTTATAAGTGCTTTGACCTTCTATATATCGCATGAAAATCCTTTTAACTATTTTCGCTTCTTCAGGAATGATCGACAATTCACCATTTTCTAAGGAATAGCCAAAAGGCTTCACATGTGCAGCGTACTTACCTTGCCTTACCTTTTCCTCTAAACCGACTCTAACACGTTCCCCTATGTTTTCCCTTTCCCACTGTGCTAACGCAGCTACAATGGTTATAAAAAGCCTTCCCATAGCTGTTGTTGTATCATAGACTTCTGTTGCAGATTTAAACTTACAATCATGTTTATCAAAATGCTCTAACAGTTTATATAGGTCTAATACAGATCGGGTCAACCTGTCCAATTTATAAACAAGCACACAATCAATCAAACCCATTTTAATATGTTCGTTCATTCGTTGTAATTCTGGTCTGTCCATATTTTTAGCAGAAATACCTTCATCTATATAAAAACCTATCACTTCCCAATCCTGGGAATCACAATAAGCTTGTAGTCGCTTCTTTTGTGCAGAAATCGAATAACCTTCCTGGACTTGTTCTTCAGTTGAAACACGCACATATATTGCAGTTCTCATAATAATCACCTTATCATTTTTTTATACAGGTAATATTGTATCATGTAGTTAGCGTAAGTGTTATGTACTAATTTTACCAAGAACATTTAGTTAAGGGGTACTTAATCAACTGTTAAGTAATTATTAACTTTTTATTAAAAAGTTGGATGTATATTTAAAAAAGTGAGTATTTATAAGGGTTTGTAGTATTTTGAATAGGGTATTTTTACCTATTTAAAAATTTTGTTTCATAAAAATTTCGTGTTAATATGAAATTGAATTTCAAAATATCTCAATTTTGAAATATGTACAAAATTGTGGTTGTTTTAGTGAAATCCATAAAGTAATATTTT